AAAACTAGCTGTAGTAACGCCTGTTATTACACCTTTAGCATCAACCGTTATTACTGGTATTAAATTTGACGATCCATATGTTCCTGCACTAGCTCCAGAATTTGGTAAATCCGCATTTACTAACGCCCTAAATGCCGTAGGTGCATTAGGGCCAGAAGCAGGTCCACCATAAAACACATTAGCAGGTTGATCAGTTTGTATTAATGCCGATCCCCATGTATACGCACCCGTTCCACCAGAAATCAAAACTTGACCGGCTAAACCTGCTGGACCTAACGCAATATCAGACCCACCACCATAAGCAATAGAGCCAGGACTTGAAGTGTTGCTTCGGCCTGTTCCACCTTGGTCTATAGGAAGTGTTCCATCTATTTCGTCTTGATTTGATAAATTTACTGGAGGATGTTGATGATCTCCTCTTGCTAATTCGTTAGACGTTCCTGCTGAACCACCTGATGTTCCAACTAATGGAACATTATCTTCAAAATCTGCACTTAAAGTAACATTGGAATTTAAACCACCACCACCTTCTAATCCGTCACCTGCAATGATCTGTCTAGTAATGGGTACATAATTAGAGAAAGACGCAGTTACTGTAGTAATAGCAGTCACACGACCTTTTGCATCTATGGTGACAACAGGTATGTCGGTTGTGTTTCCATATGTTCCTGCTGTTGCACCTGAATTAGCTAATTGAGTGCTTCCTATACCTCCAACAGCAACGCTAAGTGTTACATCAGAACTTAATGGACCACCTCCTGTTAAGGCAGTTCCAGCAATTACTTGTCTTGTTGTAGGAACTCCTGCAACTTGAAGTAAATCACCTGCTCTAACTTGATAACTTACACCTTGATAATTAAACAACAACATACCATCGGCAGATGCCACAGGTGCTGTTGGTAACTGACTGACCCGTGTGGGTATTAAATTACTGGGAACCTCAACCATTAATCCATCTCCAAATATTTATTACCGTCTTCTGTAGTAATAAATTCATCACCAGCTTCTTGTATAACACCCGCAGGGTGCGTATTAATATTTGTATCTGGTCTAACAAAAGGTAAAACAATTTGATCAGGCTCCCTTGGAGCTAATCTATACGGATCAAATTCATCTCTATCTGCTTTACATACCATAAGTCCTGGATCATTTGGATCTGGAACTAAATCAGCTAAAAAGAATTTAAGAGAACATCTAGCACAAATACCAATGCCATATGTTGGTTGACCTGTTGGATCTAAATAAATACTCATCTCGTATAAGGTCCAATTCCAGGATTAATTTGGGTTGGTGATCCGTCACCGTCACCATCCCAAGCTCTTTGCATACTAACAGCCGCACGTTGTTCTAACAAAGGAACAATATTAACATCTACACTTGGTGTTTCATTGGCAACTTTAGAAGCTAATCCATTTACAATTGCCTCTAACCATCTATTTGGAATTTCAATTTCTTGCTGTAAAGTATTTGTGTCCATTACAGATCTATGTCTCCACAATATTAATTGTGTAGTTTCAGATACTAAATTAGGAGCAGGCCAAATGTTAACAACAGGTTGTGCAACATTTCTTTGAAAATAATAAGTGCTAGGTTGACCTGAAAAAACAGTGTTGCTTTGATTTACATACTGATCTCTATTAAGCCTACCTAATGGTATTTCCATGGGCATATTACCCAACGTAATAGTTGTATAATTAATAGTTGAAACACCATCAGTTGGAATAATTTTGAAATATTGATAAGCCAAGGCTGGCACAATATCAGTCCAAACTATGTCACCAGTTTGAGCTAATGCTCCCGTAGATAAATTAAAACTGTTAGTGGTAGCTACTGTTGTAAAGTTAACACCGTCTGAACTCACTTGAAATGTCAATGGAATTGCAGTTGCTGACCACTTTACTCCTACGGTATTGACAATTGTTGCTGTAGTAAAATTAACTAAATAAGAAGTATTAGTAGTTGTTATTGTACCCGTAGGAAATTGAGGTTGTCTGAAGTTTAAATTTAAAACATCTACTGTACCTAAAGGTAAAGTTACAACAGGTTGATTTTCATAAAAGGGAAGTATTACTTTTTCGATACACCAACTAGGAACTCTAATATTAGAAAGATCATCAAGCATAAATGCCAATGAGTCCATTGCATAATCTTGCATCTCAGAAGTAATAGCCTGTGCAGGCAATCTACAACGCCTGAAAGCGTGATCTACTACTTTCAAAGAATTAAAAGTTTTTACACCAATATTTCCAGAGTACGCCATAGCAATCCTTTAGTTACTTACTGGATGCTGTTACAGCAACTCCCCTTGTAATTGATTAATTTACCAACCTTTACGTTTAAACTGACTATCTCCTGGCATCATTTTAAAACCATCAACGGCACCGCCTTTGGCGTATCCTTTGGTTTTCATTTTGCCACCCTTTTTCATGTCCATTGTTCCAACAGAAGAATACGCTCGATTGCCCATAGATTTCTCCATGCCTTTGCTTTCATTGCGTCTGTCTTTCATAGACTGCGATTTCTTACCATTTCTGGCACCCATCGACTCATCTAACTTATCATTGTATCCTTGTTTTCGCATTGTTCTCTCCAATTCAGGCTTTGCTTTTAATCATAGGTGAACTTTTGTGAGTTGGGTAGCCTTTAGAACGACCACCTATTTTTTTTCTTTGAATGTCGTATTCCGACTCATCACGCAATCTTTTCATTTCATCACGAGCATTTCTTTCTCTTGATGAAACACGTTTTAATTGTTGTGATTTATCTCTACGCTCTTGAGCATCATTAGATTTACGCGACTTAACACGTTTCATTTCATCAGCCGCATCATCTTGTACGCCAATAACACGAGCCTCTTCATCACGAATGTTACGATTAACTTTACCACCACGAGCTTTTTTCATGCCTTTAAAAGTCTTAGCAAGGTTAGCTCTTTTTTGAGTAGTCGCAGATGGTTTACCACCACCTTTTGTTGCTGGCTTACCTGATGCAAGTTTATTAAGAACCCCAGAAGGAATTTTACCGTCCTTCATTTTTACACCCTCACCTTTTACATAATTGGTAAGTGCTCCTGGTTTTTTGACTGCACCTTGTATCCAGTTTTTAGATCCACCTTTTTTAAATGTTTCAACTGTCTCTTCGACAACCACAACATCACCCATTGGAACTTTGCTCTTTCTGCGAGTCATACCACGACTCTCATCTCTACGATCTTTATAGGATTGTTTTTTGGTGCGCTCTGCCCCATCTCTCGCGCCTAAACTTTCGTCTAAACGATCATTAGATGTTTGACCACCTCGTTTCATATTTTTAGTTGACAAAGACCCTGTGTATCCAAAGTCTTTGTCAAAATGCCATCCTTGTCTGATCCCCATTATTGATCTCCAGCTATGGCAGGAGCGTAAATTTTTATACCATATAAAATAATAGTATAAGTATCACCACTAGAAGCCTCTCTTGTACTAAAAGCAACATTGCCTGCCTCATTGGTTCCCAGAGCACCTGTCCCGTTATATGGAATAGAAGGATCATACCCAATGTCATATAATTGACCTTTAGGTATTGTCATAGCTAAAGCGTCATTGGCTGGTGTTGGATCTCCAACCCAATATATGTCCACACCCATGTCTTCAGTTTGAGCATATATTTTAGAAATTTTTATACCAATACAAGCTAAACCCTGAGAACTAGGACTTAAACCTGATACATCAACTTTAGTTACTTTTGCTTCCCCAGTTCCATCAGAGATATTAGTAAATTTAGCAATATATAATCGCTCACCATCTTGAAGAACTTGAGTTGTGACTGCATCAGCCATAATTCACCTCCCTTTAAGAGAGATTGTTGTTTTGAATATACATCACAGTCAATGTAGCAACGCCAGATGTACCATCGCCCGTGGCACCAGTAAAATCTGCTAAAACTTCTAGATCAGTTGTGCCTACATTAGTAGCCTCAGTATCTAGTGTTCCACGCGTTGTACCCGTAGCTTTAGTGTTAATTCCATTTAAAAATGCGTCTGGATCAGAAGCAGTTCCAACAGAAATTACAGCAGCTCCAGTGTCATCTCCTGCGGTAGTTACATTCAAAATAACATCCACTATTTGTGACTTTGCAGGTATTACGGCAACTCTCTGATTAAGTTGGCTTGCACCTGTGATATTAGGAATCATTGACTGAGCCATAACAACAGATCCAGTATTAGCGATATTAACTCCAATATCCGTACCAGTTGTTGCAGCTATAAGTCCTGCTTTAATAGGACCAGAAAAAGTAGTTGTACCCATTTTTATTCCTCACATACGAGTTGTGTGTATTTGTCTGTATGTAGTCAGTGGGGAACTGTCAAATACACAATATAAAAACCCCAAGAAAATCCCTGTCGGCACTTTAGGAATACCGACAGGGTTTAGTGTTAAACTCCAGCTGTGCCGAACACTCCACGAGGATCGGTCCAACCAAAAACATAACGCTCTGTAGCTTTATAACGCATGGAGTCGGTTTCAAAATCACCTTCCATAGATTTCTCTAAACCTCTACGCATTAAAAGTTTCAAACCGTCAGGTGCATCTGTTTGAATCCACCAAGCAGTTTGAGAAGTAATACGAGACAGATTGCCCTGACCTTCCGACAATAGACCCATTGATTTAACAGGGTTGATGTCGTTATCAGCAGTTCCTGTTCGTAGAACTGATTTTAACAGAGTTTCAGCTTGGAACACATTAGCAGGTCCCGTGACAATCTTTTTAGGAGTCAATCGAATACGCTTACCGTTGTTGTCAACGGCATTGCGGATTTGAATTAACAACTGCTCAAGAGAAGTCTGAGACAATGCTGCAGCGTTATTTAACTGATTACTAAACGTACCATTAACAATTGGATGCGCCGCATTAACAAGAGATACACCATCACCGCCAGGAAAAGCCGCGTTAAATGCTCTATTGAGAATGTTTGCACCAAGTGTTTCTTTGGTTTCAATCAAAGATTGAGCTAGGTGTTTAGCATAAGTCTGTCCGATACGGATGTGATCACCGTCTTCTACCAAAACTTTGGTTAGAGCAAATGCCAAACCATAGACTTTGTATAGATAACGCTGAATAAACAACACGCCACCAGATTGATACGTCACCGCCATGCCATCAGGCAATTCAGGAGCCGCACCAAAACCATAAAGAACTGGTTCTTCATGGTACTGACGAGGAATACCTTGCTGTTCACTGAAGACTTCTTTCCATTCATCAGCACGTTGCTCGTATATTCCATCAAAGACTTCGTTCAAGATAGGTTCTACAATTGAACGAAAGTCGGTACTACGCATAGGAGTAGCCATAGTTCAATCCCTCCCTTAAACCGAATTAACTGGAGCTTTGTATTGGCTCTCGTTAATTCTAACGGTAGCAACAACAAAGGCATCAGTAAGTGTACTATTCGGACCACCTGTGGTTCCTTCAAAACCAGTAATCTGGAATTGACCTTGAGTAGTTTGAATAGCTGTGAGTTTACAATTAGAAAGTCCAGTAGCAGTAGATCCACCTGGAGATGCTACTGTCCAATCACACTGTTCACCAACAGCGGTTTGAACCGTATCAGTTCCTGGTGTTCCTGGATTGTCGTACTGAACAGCAAAGAGAATTTCTGGATCATCATAGACCCAAGCCACTATCTCTGTTGCAGTTATTCCCGTAGGCCAAAAAGGTGATACTGTGGGTCTACCCAAAGCATCATTATATTGACAGCCTGCAAAAATACCTAAAAGGCTAATACCGCCAACTGAACCACTCCGTGTGCCATCATTAGTACCTAATTGAATAACACCGTCGTTGTGCAACTTAACAGGATCGCCTTGGAATACGTTTTGAGCGTATCCACTTGCTATTGTATAGGCTTTCGCAATTATCTGCCCACTGTTGTGATAAGACGCACGAAAGCCAAAAGGTGCAGAAGTCGCTGACATCTTGCATTTCTCCTATTGGTTGAAAGTTAAGGTTGTGTTAGGCAAGATCAAATCGACCCTCCCTATGTTCACCAATCTCCCGTGTACCATCACCCATGTCTATGCGACTTCCTGATGCTTTTGCTTGTTGCTCCATAAATTCTGCCGTATCAGAAAGTTTTTCTTCTTCCCTTGCAGGTGCATTATGGTGTGCTTCCATCATAAACTTTTCGTATAATGACATTGGAAGTTTAAAAGCCAGCATCTCATTAACCCCAATGAAACCATCCCAATCTCCACCTTTCAGTGTAGCATATTCCCAACCAGGAACTTCCTCTGGTTTCACTGGCTCATAGCCTAATCGGATACGCTGTTGGATTGAGTCTCTAGGGTTAGTTGTCGTGAGCCAACACATATGCCAGCCCGGTATTTCTGGTAAGTCGGGTAAACTAGATTGGAAAAATTGTTGCCTGAACATTTCTACCCTCTCATCTTCAGATACTTCACGGTTACTTGTAACTGGACGATCTTGCATCGCCCTATTCACCCGATTACCCCCAGAGGATTTCTTAATTCGTTCGTCTGACATTTTTATGTCGCTCCTTTTCAGCGATTGGAAAACTATAATTTGAATTTAAAAAAAACACAAGCCTGTTTAAGCTCTGTTTTCTTTATCGTACTCAGCATAACGCTTGACATACTTTTTTCGTAGCACTGGATCATCCCAAACACCCGCATCCATTAGTGCCTGTTTTCGTTCAGGACTAATATAAACTTCTTTACGAGTAGAAGCAGGTGCGTGCTCTTTTCCAGATCCAACAGCCGGTCCACCTCTAGCTACACGTTGTGTTTTAGTTTTTGGTGACGGAGCATTATCGCCAAATCTTTCAGGCAAACGCCTTGCGGCCCGTACCTTCAATTCATCCCAATACTCTTCTGTCTGTGGATTGTAACCGTCTTTAGATAAAGCCTGATCAATTGCCATTACAATAGCTGAGTCTTCATCACGCCCATTACTGTCATACCAAGGATTTTCATCCATAAATTGTTTAGCGTGATGTAATGTCATTTCATCAACCGTATTTTCTTGTGGTTGAGGTTGTGACGCTTGTCTTTTTTGATGACTTAGATTTTGCATTTTTGCTAATGCCTGATCACGATACTTCATAGCCTTGGCAACATCTTCGCCATTGCCTTCTTCTACAGCTTTCGCAATCACTCGATCCGCTAATTCTGCTTCTTTCTGAGCCTGTTGGATATTAAAATCAATACCATTGATTTCACCTTTAAGAGACTTTTGCTCTTGTGCAGTTAAACGTCTTTCTAAATTATCATTGCGTTTTCTAAGAAAATCTAATTCTAATTTATCGCGTTTAATTGCATTATCGCGTCTTTCTTTTCGCTCTTGTTTTTCTTTTCGTCTACGCTCACGAATACTTTCTCGTTCATCATTAGACCCTTGTGCAGCAAGTTCTTCAGGTTCATCCTCTTCATCTGTTTCTTCAACAGGTGGAGTTTCAACAATTTCAATATCATCCTCAGAGATAGGCTCCTCTGGTGGATCGTCTTCAATTACAACAATTTCATCATCGTTTTCATCAACAATGTCATCGTCTTCTTTTCCTAAATTACTCATCTCTTATCTCCTTATCAGATGAATGCTTTAATTTTTAAGGGATCGCCTGTGACTTTTCCAATAATGTCTAAGTCATTAAAAATAACAAACATGGCTTTTTCACCCAGAGGTTTTTCGTCTAACGGAACTTCCCACCGATCACCGCCATACTTTGGCACGCGAACAAAGTCACCCTCGTTACACCATTGACCTTCAGGCCAACCATCCATTGTGTTTCTATTTTTAAATGCTAGTGGACCAATGTTAATAACTTTACCAACTTGAGTGTTCCACTTTTCTGTATCTTTGGAATCATTTGTAAGAATAATTCCACCACTTGTTTTACTTTTTGCTGTTCTAATTTGAACCAGAATGCGACTTCCGAAAGGCTGTATTCCCGAATCAGTTTCAGGAAAAGCCTCCGCTATTGCATCCTTATAAGCCTTTGTCACCATGTTTCTCCTCATCCAGAAGTTTTAGAAGTACGTTAATAGAAGCCTCAATACCAGCTACTACACCAACACGATGCCCGTACTCAAATGCATCGCGCTCTTGTGGATGCTTCAAGGCCGCTTCAGTAAAAGTTGCCTGTTCGACCTTGAGAGCATTCAAAAGTTGGGTTTCAATATTCATACTTTTCCAGTTCTTTTATATTCTTGATGTTGACCCTGATATGGTCCAACGGCAGCAACTTTAGACTTCATTTTACCACCTTTAGCGGACCCTTTAGATTTCATTTTACCGCCTTTAGAGTAGCCTTTAGACTTCATGCCACCCATAGCATAGCCTTTACTTTTCATTCCTTTTTTCATTTTTTTTCTCCGTATATAAATTGTCAAAAACACGATTTACATCCAAAGTATAGTCCAAATCTGATTTACTGTAATGAATATGTTGTGATGGACGAAACTCTGGTGCTCCTTCTCCCAACTCAAACCACGCAGGGTGCGTAACTCTCACACGATTATTAGGTAGAGCTACTATATTACCTGTCCATTGGCCTGCATCCAAAAGTTCTAGAACATGGGACTGCTTATGTTGGGCAGGATCATCTCCTATTTCTGAATCAGTGTAGTCAACAGTGAAGTAATATTTTGCTGGATACAGTTCTCCGTCAATCTTTGCCAACCAAGGACATGGAGTACATCGGTCCAATACATAAACACTATGAGTTCTTGAAGAACAATCCCACGGTTGTGCATCGTGAGTTGCCATTGGCACAGGCCACTCATCAAATGGCGTATCGCCAACTAATGCTGTTATCGGCATTCTTGCCCACATCGCACCGCCATGAACATTAGGTTCATCAGTGTCGTATGTCTCAGCACCCGTAAAAATCATCTGAAAACTTAAACTACGACACGGTAATGTAGTAACAGCAATTGCCATTGCATGAATAAATTCACCATGAAACTGTTGATGGTTAAACGTGTATTCTTTACGCACCCAACACTTGAAATGCGGAATATTACTCTGTAAAAAAGCCATCGTTTACGTTTTACCACTATTCGTTATGGGTTAGGATTTATTCCCGTACCCGTACTCACCGAAACTTTCTCACCCGTAGCCATTTCAGCCGCAGCGAGTAGTTTAGCTGTCTCATTATCAGACGTATTCATTCTTTCTCTAGCCGCAAGTTCTGCTGCTTTTCTATCGTTCTCGTTAGCTTGTTTCATTTGTTCAAGAGCTATACGTTCTTGACGTTCAGCCTCATCATTAGCAATTTTGGCTGTTTCAAGTTGATCATCATTAGCCATTTCTTGAGTTTTAAGTTGTATTTTAGCTTGTTCAAGCTCCATTTTACCTTGAAGTTCCATTTGATCTTGTTGAATTTTGGCTTGTTCAGCTTGTGCTCTCTGTTGTAGCGTCATTTGAGCAATTTCTAGCGATTTATCCTGTGGCATTGGAGGTTTAGGAGCAAATTGTTGCGCCGCTTCCGTAATTTGTGCCAATTCTTGACCAAAATTCCCTAATTGTTGCTCAATAAACTGTTGAACCTTGTTAATAACAGTAACTTGGTCCTGTGCTTCCTCTTGAATGAGGTTTTGAGCCTGTGCCTGTTGAACAGCCGTGTGTGCTTCAACCAAATAATAGTTTAAAAGATGATCTCTTAGGTGAATTGCCATAGGATACAGAAAATTAGGCACAATTGCAGGGTTTGCACCCAGTAATGGTGACTTTAAAAACGGCAAATGTGTCAACATATGAGCCAAATGGTCCTGTTCTGGTAAAACATAGATAGGTCTACCCAAAGCTGCAGCTACATTTTCGCTCACAGGGTCCATGTTTTCTGTTCCTGGTTGCTCTAACAACACCTCAGAGTCAGGAACTTTCATTACTCGTAAAAACATTTCTTCAACTTTACGAGGATCGTACATTTGAGGCATCATTTGAGCACGTTCCATAATTGCTTGGATCTGTGCAAACCTCTGTGTCTCACTAAATATTGCAGGGTCACTAACAGGAACAACATCTAACGGACCGTCAAAATCAGCTGGCTCTACTTCTAGTCCAACGTCATTTGCTTTTATGTCTTCTTCAATTAAATACGCACTGTTGATACGATGTAGAATTTTAAAACATCTACTCATAGAAGAATGAAGACGAGAATGTATAGAACTGAACACAACCATGCCCTGTTCAATAAGAGCCATCGTTGTACCCACAGGCATATTCGGATTAGTATCACTCAGTTTTTCAAATGATGTTTGAACAACACCTTTGCCTGCGTCTACTAAAAAACCCAACAATTGAAACAGTGTAGGACTTGGACCGTTGAACGGTAACGGCATAGCAATTTTGCGTATGTCATCAACCATTGCACCGCCTTCAATCTCAGCAATCTCTGTTGGTTGCAAACTGATTGTCTGACCACTTGGGCCACCTTTTAATTTTAACATGGTGGGAATGTTTTGAATATGAGCACTGTCCATCAACGCTCTCAAGGCACCTGTTGCTGCACCACTTAGACCACCGATCATTTGAGTTAATCCAATCGGATAGGCACCACGCCAAGGAACAAATGGAAACTCAACAATCCAATCCAATTCGTTTTTCATTGCATCGTCTGGTTCCCAGTTTCGATACAGTGACAACGCCTTGTTAGTGGTCTTGTCAATTGTAAGAATATAAGGCTCTAAACCATCACTCTCTTCAAATTCAATGTAAGTGTAAACTTCAAACAAAGTTCTAAGACCGTCTTCGTTGTAGCTTGTCTCACTCTTGCCCTCAATTTTATCATTTGCCATTGTAGCTTTACTGTACTCAGGGTCATTCGGATAACCCAGATCCACATCAATATACATACCCGACTTTACACGTTGCCCGTATTCCATTTTGGTTATGTATTGAACGTGGGTCTTTCTTTCAGCCGAATAAAAATTAGTAGCTGCAAATGGCAGATACACATCGTCAATTGGAATGAACTCAGATATTGGTCTACGGTGCTCATTGTTCCACATGAATTTCATATACTGACCACCGCCTAACGGTAGTTGTGTGCTCAGTTGTTCTAACTCAGAACGGAACTCAGGCATTTGCTCAGTAGTCTGCCAATTCATAAACTCAGTTTTACGCCTAGCTTTTTCTACTTTGTCTGGCGTTTGCATTCCGTTAATTTTACTTTTAACTGGGCCTGTGGATGGAAACGCTTCTTTCATAAATCGCGCTGAGAAATCTACACACGCCTGAATTAACATTGGATGCACAACACGATTAGCCCCAGTAAACTGAGCACCTCCAGGTGCATCATCACCCAGACCCGTGCGCTGTAATCCTACTTCGTATTGCTTGTCTCTTTTTTCTCGTGACTCTTTGTCTCTACTAATCTTTTCAACTAAATCACTGATAGCTGTTTTAAGTTTACTCTGATCTACTTCTTCAACAATGTTTGCAAAATGTGCAAGTTTATCTTCTTGGCTTGCTTCCATCTCATCCAATCGGACCATAGCACCGCCATCGTCTGTGTCTTCAACTTCAGCAATCTCATTAGGAATAGCTACAGTTTCACCTTGTAGCTCATCGTCCATCATTGTTTCATCAGACATTATATGTCTCCAATATCTGGTCAGCCATCATATTGATTTTATCGGCATCGTATGAACCGCCTCTGTTAAATCCTTTAGTAAAGTTAGCCATTACTTTTGTTTCGTTGTCACGGTATGGATCTACTGAACCCTCTACATTTATTCTGGAGCCAGTGTTAGGCACTCTATATTCATATCCCACTTTACCAGAAGTCTTTTCGTTTATTGGATCATAATCAATTTTACCATAACCGCTAGAGTTTTCACTTAACATACGCTGTAACTCGCCCACAATGTTTGTAATATTTCCACTAGCAGGGTCATAATTAATATTACCACTAAGTCTATTATCACCCATATTATATGACCCAGACAGATTAGCGTTTATAAGTTCTCTCTCATTAGGATCTAATACACTCTCAAATCTTAGTCTATTATCTCCATCACCAATGTAAGTAATGCCACCTGTGATTGGCGTTCCTTCAACAGTAGTATCATTAAAATCTGAAAGTCCTTTAAGACCAAGCCCTGATATATCTACTACAACATTATCTCCAATTGTAGTGGTAAAACCACCCTCAATTCCAGCCCTTGCCATATCTTTTGTAGTTGGAATAAGTTTATTTCCATCCCACAACATAAATTTTTCTTCGGCTATTTTTGCATTTGCTTCACCACCAGTAAATTCTATGTTGTCTATAAAATCCCTAATGATCGATGGAGATTCTTTTGAAGTTTCTATTTCTTGAATCTCTATTTCTTCTGTGTTTGCACTCGTATTAGAAAAAATACGATCCATTTCTTCTTCTACTATTGAAGAACTTTCTTCATCTTCAAATTCATCAAACGTACCACCTTTATTCATACCTTTCTTTTTTAACTCATCCACATATGCTTGAGTAATATTTTGTGAAGGTAAGCCTCTTCCTGATGTCTCAACGCCTCTATTAAATTCATCTTGAAGTCTTATTGCTTCTTTAAGTTTTTCTGGATCTTTTTTTAACTCTTCTAAAGCATCTCTGTCGCGTTTTTTTGTTAAATCTAATTTAAAATTTTCAATAGGTGCCTGTCCTCTTTTAGCCGCCATTCCATAAAAGCCTCTACTGAATGGCGTTTTTTTTGAAGGGTCAGCCACACTCCTAAGATCATATTTTATTTTTTGCGTGTTCATAAGGTCAGGAAACGCATCTTCAACTTGAATGCTTTTAAAAGAGCCTGGCAGGCTTCGACCTTCTAAGATTTGAGGATACCCTTCGTGGATAGATTTATTGAAATAAGTATTATCGTTTACCTTAAAACCATAATTTCCTATTGTTCCACCTTGATCACCAATAATCGATGCTGTTAATCCTGGCTCAGTGTTTCTTGCAATAATCTCATCAACGTCTACAATAGCTGATTTTTTACCGCCCATAGGCACTGCAGGAGGTAATATACCTTGATCTATTAGTTCTTTTACTTTTGGTTCTAATTCAACAGTATTACCTGCTGCCATTTGTCCTATATTTTTACGTTGGACAAAAGTTCCCGTTTCTTCAATTAAATCCCAGAGTTGTGGATCTCTAACATCAGCCCCGTCAGGAAAACCTAATAACTTTAAATTATGATTCATTTTTGCTGCTTGCTCTTTAGGAAGTTTTCCATCAATTACAGCTTTTTTAAAGGCTACTAATATGTCATCAAACACCACAGGGTTACTTAAAAGTTGAATATCAGTACCCAATAATGTTGTCCAAATTACATTGGTTCCTAATGATTCTTCTCTTAAATTTCTATTAATTATTGAATTTGCGACTCCTGGTGTAAACACGCCCCAAACAGGATGTTGAGTAGGATTTTCTAATATTTCCAATGCCTCTTTGGGTTTAATTGTTCCTAATTTTGTAATTTTTAAACCAACCTCATCTGCCATTTTAGAAAGCTCCGCACCGATCTTACTAAATCCAGGACCTCCTCCAATACTTGTAGCACTTCTATCAGATTCAGTGGCTATCAACTTAACTTTTTCTCCACCTTTTAAATCAACATTGTCTTCTAAAAATTTAGATAAAGGTACTGATTCTGTGTCGTCTATTTTTTTAGCTGCTCTACGATTTGCTTCATCTCTTGCTTCTTTTGTAAACCCTCCATCTGCATCTATCCAACGATTTCGTAATGCCTGAACTTCTTCACTTACCGTATCACTTACCGTATCACTTACCGTATCGCTTGCCGTTACCTTTACATCTTTACTTTTAGGAGTAGCAGGAACTTTAGGTGCAACATCCCCACTTCCTACACCTTTAATAATTTCTTCGGCCCGATTCTCTACAATATTTGGATCATATTTTTTTAACGCTTGTCGAATTGGTCTTGTTATACCTTTTAATAGTGGCCCACCCATTGGAACATATTCACTCCCACCCAAAAGTGCAGCTGTACCAAGAGCAGCAGCTGGTAAATATTGTTGTTGTAGCATTAACTTCAATGCATCAGATGCATTACTTCCTATTTCTCTTGGATCAGTGGGAACAATTAAATCATAACCAACTGCTAGTGCATCTAAACTATCTATCCGACCATCGTTATTGTAATCGGCAAGGTTTGATGTCTCTTTGGTAACTGCTCGTTGAAAATCTCTTTCATCCATACCCAGATCAAGCTCAACTTCTCCACCTTCAGCCCACTTGACTTTGTTTGCCCAATACGCGGCGGATGTCGGACCCTTGGCAATGTTCTTTCCATGCCTAGCCTTGAATGACTTCCGTCTGTTCTTCTGGGTTTGTGACTCACCATCTTTAGGTTTGCCAGCAGTCTTAACACCCTGTTGTCCAAAACGAATAAGTTTTTCAGTTCCACCGTCATTAACTTTGACAACATGGGATTTGGTCTTGTGGTCAGGCGTGCGTCTTGGCGTATTAAGTTTGAGACTTTCTTTTAAAGATGGCGTGCTCATTAATCTACCAGACTTCTATCAGTTTGCCCAAGATTTCCATAAGTTCCAGACAATGCAGTCGAACCATCATCTCCAGGACCACCAGGACCAAAACCTAAAGCCTCGTTAATTGCATATTTAAATTTTGTTACAGCATCCGTAGATTCTGGCATCTTGCTATAATTATTAAGAGCTTTTCCACCAAACATTGCTAGTCCTAGTAATCCTATTGGCGGTACTCCTGTGAAAGAATCCATCACATTACCTACAGTGAGAGCCTGATTAAATGTTCCAGTTTCTGGATTACCGCCCGTACCATCCATATTCAAAGACGATCCTCTGCTTTCCATAAAATCCAAAATGTCTCTCACCTGTTTGTCAGCGTAACTGTCACCTTCACCCGTAACACCTAGAATACCATACGCTCTTGCCAAGTCACCCACACCACCAAGATCATCTAACATAGACGGCCCACCCATGTTGTTGCTTGGAGCAAATACATTACGCAAGAACCTAGACATATCTTGACCTGCCATGTCTTCGTTCATACCACCGCCTGCACCACTACCAAGCAAGTTGGTCTTGAAGTTTTGCCCTATGTCACCATACACATTACTCAATGCAATCGGCGTATCTATCTCCTCGTTAAAAATATAAGTGGGCCTAGACATATCTGCATTTTGACCCTCGTAATTTCTGTCTTCGACATTTGTCAGTATTTTGGCAATGTTCATCAAGTCAGAATTAACATTCGGTAACTCCATATTGAAACCGTATCTGTTATCTTGTATCCCAAAATCTGGAGTGAATGGCGTGCCATGATAATGCTGTCTCGCAAAGTTGTCCTCAAACTCTGACGTTGGCATATATGAATTTCCAAACCTGTTCTGATAGTCAGTAGTTGCCTGTGCAAGTACATCAGGATTAGCTATCAAGTATTGTCTCTCAGGACTTTGAACAGCAAAGTCTTCTACTCTCGCCTGAAAATCTGCTCCTGGTGCCACGCCCTGTGACCTTACAGCCGCTGCAGCTTGATTCAACAGTTCTGGGTTAGCTTGTAAAGTTTGTAATGGTGCGCTGAGTTGAGTGTTAGCCCTCATGTTCGCTAACGATGTCGCTTGCTGATCGGCATACTGTTTGAACAAATCCATATTGACTTGACCCGTGTTGGGATCTAGTGCTATCGCTTCTTCATAGGTAATAGCCATACTAACTCCTACACGGCATATGGATTAATGCGAGGCTTGTCTAACTTGCGAGGCTCATCAATATCCATAGCTTGTGGCAACTCAAACCAATGATCATTTTTCAGATATATCATAGCTTGGGTGAACGTGTCTACATAGTCATCATGTGGTGCCACAGGAAACTTCGTCAACTCAGTTACAAAATCCCTAGCCCAACTGACTTTATGACCTCTGTTTTTTTTGCTCTCAGGTATCCACACCATACCCAATTCCAATATCGGAGCTGCTTGATGGGCCCGACTAATCTTGTCGGCATTGCCAGGATTGTATGCAACCGCTGGTACTTTGGCTAATCGCAGATCTTGTAACAACGACTGACCACTTGCCTTGGCCTCAACCAATACACGGTCTGGTCTTCGCGCTCGACTGTACGGACTTTCGTTAGTCATCCCACCGTACTCAGTATTCCAATCCTTAATACACTTCGATCTTAAATCTGGATAGCTAAGATGCTCTGCCCATGCGTCAATTAACATCGCTCCTCTTTGACCCTCGTGGGTAAAGATTGCCCAGACAGTACACGCTGTCGGGTCACCCGTTGTCTTTTCCGTAAAGGCACAGTCATAACTTTGTAAAATATATTCAAACGGTGGTAGCCCTTCATCAGCAGGCCATAACTCCAAGAACTTGGTCTTTAATATCCCACCCTCACTAGGTGTCGGGTCTTGTTGCAATTGACCTGCCGTGCCATACGTTCCCAACAATTGTTTCAACTCTGTGATTTCTTTATCACCAAATCGCTCTGGGCAAATCAACTCACCCTTTTTCTTTCGTGGGTCATACACACCAAGTGTAGATTTCCTCTCCACACCATCCCATTCCGCTGGTATCATCAGATGTTCCCACCCACCAATGTCTTCTAGGATGTGACCCGATATGTCACGGTCATGTAGTCGTTGCATAATCGTGACCATTGCGTCATTGCGTGGATCGTTCAGTCGGGTGGACCACACCATGTCAAACCAATCCAATGCACTCTCTCGCATCGTATCGGATTGAGCTTCTTGTGCCGAATGTGGATCGTCAAGTATAAGCCTAGATCCACCCTCACCCGTTGCCGTTCCACCAACTGACGTTGCTAGGCGATAGCCCGTCTGGTCATTCTCAAATCTTTGCTTGGCGTTCTGATCACCAGACAGTTTGAAAATGTCACCCCATCGCTCTTGATACCACGGAGATTGGATCAGTCTTCTGGCTTTTAGGTTGTCTCGTATTGATAGGTTGCCTGAGTAAGACGCACATAGAAATTTTTGCTCTGGCTGACTGAGCCATTCCCACATGGGCCACATCACAGATACTATCGTACTCTTACTGTGCCGTGGTGGGATGTTGATCAGTAGCTTTCTAATGTCACCATCAGTCACGGCCTGTAGGTGCTCACAGATTTCTTCTATGTGCCATGAGGGTATGAACTTTACTCCTGGCTCAACTACGGGCCATGACTGTTTGACAAACTCATATAACGATGCTGAAGCGGCTCGCCGATCACGCTCAGTCCTAATCAAATCACGCAACACAATTGGACTAGTGGTCTGAATGTTTTCGGCTAGGCTCACCCATTACTCCCTTGTTGATATCTCGACAAGACCTGTCTCGCCTGCTGTGAAGATGATACTCTTCGCTTCGCTCTGTCCTTTTTTTACTTGATCTGGAGTAAGACTACAAGCAATGTCTTTTGCTATGACTAAACACTTGTCGCACTTCTCTGTTGTCGGTGCCTGAACAGCCAAGACCAATGCTGTAACAAACGCTTGATAATTATTGGTGATCGGTTCCATTATACGCTCCTACTCAATTGGTTAAACGCAACTGTAAGGATCTTGGTCTTGTTACCCATCGTGTCGCACACATAGGTCCACTTCCTACTGACCTTGGCCCAGACTGTTCGGTAACCTGAACCTACACGGGGCATCTCGTCTTGAAGTCTCAGGGTCATCTTGGTAGCACCCTTCATCGACTTAGGCGGCTTCTTGCTGAAGGGATGCTTTGGCATTTTGAATTTCATGTCCGTTCTCCGTTATCGTATAAAAGAAATTTTATCGAGCGTGCCATTGTCTCTAACTTTACGAATACTGGCAGAGCTATTGCCCATGCGCTCTACCCATGCGTTGGCTAGATTATGTGCGTGATCGTAGCTGTCAGCGTCTAGCTCTACAAAACGATCAGCTACTCCCATGTCTCCATGTATTTCCACATGAACTACATATTTGAAGCCCTCGCCAGCTGCCTCATATTGAGACTTACGGGCAATTCTTCCGTTGATCGCCACCTCAGAAGAAACTAAAAAATCTATTGAATAACTCATATCACCCTCCGTTATTAAGTTATACACTCTTATACCACCCTAATAATATTAGGTCAACTCTTTTTTCCTACAGTTGAAGACGACCATTACCTCTATCGCCTATTGTAGCAGGCATAACCTTAGACCTATAGCCATCGGCCTCGATCTTAACGAGCGACCACCAGCCCTCAAAATGTGGCTCGTGCAACCAAAATGGTTTCTTTACCCAAGTCACCTTCAGGCCCACCACTTTAGGGTGGGCCTTTTTGATAATCTTTTTGATAGTGGGTAAGCTAGGCTTCATATTATCCTCACTCTCTTGTTTACTATAAACTGTGCATTCATTTCTGCCCAACGGATCGCTTGATCACGATCAGAGAACCTTCTCATTAATGGGCGGTCAGATGATCCTATCTTAGAAATCTCTACTCCATAATCACCTGTCTCGATGTCGCGCACGATGGTCACTTCATCTTTAGGTGTGTTAATGGATTTGAATGTTAAAAAATCTGAAGTTCCAAAAATCATTTCTGAGCCTATGTTTTCCATGTCGTTCTCCGTTATTTCGTTATAACTATTTATACTACCCTACTCATATTAGGTCAACTATTATTTTGAATTATCTTCAATTTTTTTCATAAGCGTTTCCATCTCGATTAGCTCTTGATCACTCAGGTTACGCAGATCAACAGCGGCCAGCTGGATCGGACCACCACCCTTGCCCGTGTGTTCGTTCGTAACTTTCGTGTGGTCTCCGTAAACTTTAGGAAGCATTTTTGCCAACATCCATTTTCTCGTATCCACACGGAGTCGGTTCCTAGCAATCGCCTCGTTGCTCAGACGTTCCCTCGTTCCGTCCTCTGCTGTTGTGTAGTTCTCGTCAGCTATCGCCACTAGCTCATCGGCTAGCAGGAGGTAGCCTGCCTCGCGCGCCTGCGCGTACTGAGTGGCTAACTCAGTAGCCTCT